GGTCACGGATAGACCGGTCTTCAAGACGCCCGAAGTGACCGCACCACTGGCAACCGCCTTTCCAACCGTTGCAGCCGCCGTCGCCAAGCCCGTAGCCTGTGCCGCTCCCGAGTCGCTGAAGCGGTTAACGATGGAGGTAACCGGGCCATCGCTCCCGATGAATTGCGCGAGAGTCGTCATTCAATAACCCAGCCTTCCGTCGAATCCTTGTAGAAGAACTTCACCACGCAGTTGCCGAAGGGGACGGTCATGGTCCCGGTGGTGTTCATGTGGTTGGCGCCGTTGAAGTTGATCGTCGTCGTAACGCCTTGGCGGGTGTGGACGAGGAAGCGCGTGAACCCAGCAACAGGTGATGCAGGAGCGGTGATCGTTCGCCCAGAGGCAGTCACGGTCGTGGCTTCGTAGCTCGCCAGCGTCCTGTCAATAGCCGTTGTTGAGGTTGTCCAAGCAGGAGCGGTGGCGCTGATCACCAAGCCATCGGCATAGGACTTGGGGACGGCCTGGTTCGCGTTGGTTGGGGTCGCTACAGTGAGGTTTGCCCCGGTGAAGTTCTGGTTCCCGCTGTAGGTGTCGCCGGTCTTGTTCGCGGCGTTGCTCAGCGTGGTGTGCGTCGCAGTGACTGGGCCGGTGACGTTTGGGAAGGTCTGCTTGATGCCAAGCTTCAGGTTCCGAATATGGTTGTCGCCCTCGCCCTTCGTCTCGGACCCAGCCGGCAGCGACGTATTGAAGTCACTGATGTAGGTGACTGATTCAACTGGCATATCTCTTCCTTCAGCACATGCGCGCAGCAGTCCACCGGGTCACGTAGGTGTACGGAACCGGGTTTGCGTCGCTCATGAGGTACAGGCCAAAGGCCCAGCGGTGGGGCGCCAGCCCTTGAATCAAGGTGCGGCCGAAGTGACCGCCCAAAATCGTGCCGTTCACCCACACCACTACTTCGCCAATCCCGTCGTCTCGGTCATCCAAGATCGCGCGGATGACGACATCAAGCCTCTGGCCTGGGTCTAGGCCACCGCGCTCTTCCCGGATCTCGGGGGACTTGGTGTTTTGCTCTCGGCGGAACCACGTCAGCCGCAGCTTCGTGGCGTCGTCGCGGTCGGTGTCCACAAACAGGCCCATTGAGGGGAATGTGGTCATCCCCATCACGTCGGCCTTCAACTGCCACAGCAACACAGGGGCTGTGGTTGCTGGGCGCATCGGCCATGGATTGGCAGCATCCCCGAGTTGAACCCCGAGCGCCCATGTCACAACCCGCCGAGTAGGCACCGCGTGGGCATTGACTTGAACCCTGCACTTCTCAGAGGAAGGCGGGTCGCCCGCTCGATATGCCAGGACCAGCGCAGAGCCGTTGAACTCCGCTCTGCCGGGAACCCCCGAATTCGTCAGAGGCGGGCTGCTGACCTCCGAAAGGTTCCTGTGTCCTACCCCGGGGACCGCGCACTGCAGGGTCAGGACGTTGGGCAGCCCGGTGTTTGGGTTGATGAAGGGGCCGACGAAATCGTGTTCCCTGGGGGCCTCTGGCCCCGGATAGGTCCGTAGCTTCCATTCAGTGGCGCCGGCCTCCTGCTCCACCACAAAGGGGGGAGTGGCCTGGAAGGCAGGCCGGTTGGTAGCCGGCGCTCTCATCACGAAGCGATGTTGTAGGCCGCGACCCGATCCAGCTCGTTGTGCAGCTCGTAGAAGCTGCCGGTCTGGGCATACCCCGCCGAGATCTCATCTGCCGCAGCAGAGCACAGGGTTTCGAGGTTGGTCGGGCTGATGTCTTCGGCAATGGTCGGAGAAGCCCGCACCGTATGGAACATCAGGATCACCGAGCGCCCGGCCCGAACCTCGTTCTGCATCGCGGTGACGATGGCGGTGATATTCGCCGCCTCAGAGCCGCCCGCGTAGCTGTGGCCGATGTGCGGGAGATAGAGGCGTTGCGCCTCCATCGCGGCATTCATGACGATGCCATTCATATTGGCGCTGGTCGCAATGCGAGCGGTGCGAATCCCCGCCGCTTTGACCGCGCGCACCATCGTGTCGTCACCCGCCCCGCCGGACGGTTGGTGGAAGCCCTGGGGGTAGACGTAGATCTGACGGCCGATTCCCGTGGGGTCCAGACCGTTGTCGATCATGCCCTGGCGGTTGTACTTGATCTCATCGACCATCGCGTCGTATGGCGTCGGGAAGCCCGAGGCGTTCGACACGTAGTCACGCAACGACGACTTGCCCGAGCGGCACCCGTGCACCACAGGCTGATGACCGCGGGCTAGAGCGTCCTGCCATTGGGCCAGCGACATGCTGGTCGCACCGGGGTTCATCGCCGAGTCGTGGATGTAGGCGAGGTACGACTTGATGCCGTACTTTTCACAGATCGGCAGGCCATCGGAGTACCAAGTGGCCGCGCCATCGTCGGCGCCAATCACGATGAAGGGCAGGGTCGCCTTCTCCGCTTCAGCGACTTCGTAAATCCAGATCTTGCCCATCGTCCCCGGGGAAGAGGCGGTCTGTGCGCGGAAGTAGGCGTAAGTCATCGTGCTGGAGAACGACCCAGCACCAACCGCCGCCCAGTCGGTCGCACGAGGCGCCAGCACATGCATGCCATTCCAGCCGTTGGCCGTGCCGACCACGCTGTTGGCCTGCATCCCCACGGTGAAGTTGGAATCCGTGTACAGACCAAACCGCCAGGCGCCGCCGTTGAAGTTCGTGGCGTTTTCCACTTCAAAGACGAGGTGCACCTTGTCGGTATAGGTCCGCGAGGTGATGGGCCAGTAAACCCCGGTGAAACCGCCACCAGTGGCGTTGCACGTCACTTCGATGCACCGACGCCCGCGGCGGGTCACAACAGTTCCCGACGCCCCAGTGCCGGTCACAGTCACGGTGTAGGGGCTGGTCATGCTCACCGGGGAGCGCATCAGCGGCTTACCGGGGATCAGGCGCGAAATCGATGGTGTGGGCTGGACAGTCGCGACACCGGCGGTTTCGTAGTAGATCGCGCCCTGCACAGAAGTAATCTTCGCCGTGCCTGCGGGCAGCTTAAAAGTCTGGTGGGCTTGGCTGCCTTCCCAGATTCGAGTCCCAATCGGGCTTTCTACTTGAGCCCACCCGCCCGGGTTTTGGATGGTGAGGGTATCGCCAGCGCTAACGGCGACGGTGGCCGAACTGCCAGAGTTGATAACAGGCATGGTGTCTCCTTACTTGGCGCGCATGCGCAACGTGGTCCCAGCGGAAGCCGCCGAACCCTCGGTTCTGTTCATTGCGTTCACCGCCTGCTGGTAGCGCTGTTCCCACACTGCCGAGCGGTTGTCGTCCATCGCGAAAGCCTCTGCTTCCACGAGGCACCCGAAGAGATAGACGTTCGGGTAATTGGTCAGCACCCAATCCGTGCTTGAGTCACCGGCAAATGCCGTGAAACGCTGGTAGTAGCGAGCGCGGATGCTGTAGACCGAATCAGGCTTCGGGCCGAGGATTAGGTTGTCGCCCTCGATGCTGTAGACCACCGGCCGACCGCTGAAAGAGGACGGATAGGCGGCTCGCAGTTCTTCCGGCGTCCGGTACTCCAGGCCGTGGCCCTCGATGTCCAGGGACAAACCCCGCAGCCAGTCAGAGGGGAGCGCTACCGACTCAGTACCGGCAACCGTTGACAGCGTGGCCGATGCGATCCGCCCCCGAACCCGGACGTCTGTGTTCAGGCGCGCTTGCACCTGATCTACGAACGTCTGGTAGTGCGACGAGAGATCAGACCGCTTCGTCCAGTTGGTGAGCGCGGTCTTCAGTTCCCCGTAGTTCATCAGTCATCCAGGGGCTGGACCTGGACCGTGCAAGCTGCGGAGTTCTGGATGGCAGCGACGTGCGTATGGCCGAGCACGGTGACCGTCACCGGCTCGCTGCCAATCAGCATGTCCGTGGCGGTGGCCGCGACAGCCGCCCCACCCAGCTTGACGTGCGCGTTCCCGGTGGCGATCAGTCGCACGTAGCGAGGGCGCCCACCGTGAGAGCCGTTAGGAATGGCGACGTTGGCACTCGCTGCGCCAGCGGCAACAGTGGCCCCCGTAGGGCCGGGAGTGATGGCAAAAGGTGCGTAGCTCATAGTTTCCCCGGCCAGATGCGGAAATCAGCGAAGTTGGGGTCTTCACAGAGCCGCTTCACGTGCTCTGGATTGCGGACGAACTCGGCGAGGTTGATGCCGTGAACGGTGCAGTAGTGCTCGATCACGGTGTTGGGCAGTCGGGCTGCGTGCTTGTTGCCGTCCTGGTCGGACCACATGCCCTGGTTCTGTCGCGCCCTGCACCACTCGGCGATTTCGCCGACCTGCTGTTCACGCACGACAACGGCCCCGCCGTCCTCGGTGTCAAACCAAGTGGTTTTGATGACGCTCATAGAGAAAAAGCCCCCGGGGGTTAGCCGGGGGCCTCAGTCAGTGGAACTTAAGGAGCCTGGATGTCGCGCACGCAGCCATGAGCGGCTTCGTTGCACATCTCCAGGGTGTATTCCGTCTCAATCATGAAGTTCCGAGCGGCGCCGACCTTCGCCAGTTCTTCGGTCTCCATGTCACGCAGGACAGCCAGCTTGGCCTGGCTCGGGTCCAGCACGTAAGCCTCGCGGGTACGAGACATCACGCGGTTGGGAACCAGCTTCAGCGTGCCGAAGTCCGAGCGGTACACATCCCACGCGGCTTCCAGTTGGCGCTTGCCGGCGTCGATCTCGCGCACCGAGGCGCCAGAGGTGTTGTGGCCGGTGAAGTTGGCCGACACGGCTTCCTTCATCACGGGGGCCAGCATCACCATGGTCGGATCACCACCCGACTGGTAGGTCAGGCGGATCACGGTACGCAGCAGCGGCTCCGTGAAGTTGCGCAGCGTGCCGTCAACCGGAGCGGTGTTGGTGCCCGGGACCGGAGCGGAACCACCAGAACCCAAGCTGTTGTTGGACTGCAGCCAGCCACGCAGGCCGCGCAGCTGACGAGTGGCACCAGTGGTGAGGGTGCCGTTCTCGATCAGCGCAAGTTCCATGTCCTTGCGCAGTTCCTTGCCCTGCTTGACCGTCTGATAACGGATTTCAGACTTGCGGCCAGCCTTGGACACAGCCTCTTGCGTGTGCGAGATGCTGAAGGTCTTGCGGCTGATCTGGGTCTGGTTCGAGCGGCGAACCGTAGGGGTAACAGCGGTGTACGAAGCGTCTGCGCCTTCAGCAACGGCGTTGTTAGCCGGTGCGGTCAGGGCGTCGGTCTGCCACTCATGGGTCACGGCAGAGGCAGAGGTCTTGTCAATCGCCGAGATCAGTGGCGTGTCCGTGGGGGACACGTTGTAGATCATGTCGATCAGGTCTTCACGGTTGCCAATGGCAGCCGTGGTCAGAAAAGCATTTGCGGGCATGTCAACCTCAAGATGTCTTGCGAATCCAGGCTTCGACGTCTTTCATCGTTCGGCCTGACTTCAGGAATTGCTGTTTCGCCTCCTTCGTGCGGGACGACTTCTGTTGCGTCTGCGTCGTGGCGGCGGTTTGAATGACCTTCGGAGGCGCTTTCGCGACCTTCTCCTTGGCCTTAGCCATTTGGGCCTTGAGCTGCTTGAACTCGGCGAGGTCGCGCAGCAGCAGCAGGGTTCGGTGATCGGTGATCGCGGTCACGTCGTCGGCGCTGAAGCCATATCCCGACGCCACCTCAATCGCTTTCTGCGTGAACGCAGCGCGCTTGCCCTCGTCTGCCAGTTCGGGCATGGCCTTGACCATGCGCGGGAACTCTTCGGCCAGCTGCTGTTGCTGGGCCTGCAGACGTTCGTGCTGTTGGCGCATCTCGTTCTGTCGGAACTGCGAAACCGACTGGTTCAACAGCTCCATGCGGCGCTTGTAGAGACCCTGACGAACGAGGTATTCCTGTGGGTCTTGCTGCGCCAGTTCCAGGGGTGGCTCTTCCCCGAGAACTTCCTTGCCCAGTTGCATCAGTGCTTGAGCCAGCACCTGTTGCTGTTGGGCTTGCTGAGCGAAGGCTTGCTTGGCCTGTTGAATGGCGGCCTTCTCAGCGGCTGTCTCTTGAGTCTTGCGCGTGTAGTCGGCTTTCAGATCGGCCGCGAGCTTCTGCACACCCTCAACAAGCGCCTTTGGCGTCCCTTTCGGGATCTCCAGCGCTTTGCCGTCAAACTCGACGGTGAGGGTTGCTTCTTCCTCGGGCTCGGATTCGTCTTCCGTCGCTACGTCGTCGCTGTCATCGTCAACAGCTTCGGTTTCAAGGTCTTGCTCGGGTTCTTCAACCTCTGCTTCTTGGGTTTCGGCCTCATCGGCTTCCGCCTGTTCAGCGCGGGCTGCTTCTCGCCGGTCAAGTTCCGCCATCGCTTGTTCAACGGTGGCGATCCCGGACGACTGGCTTTCGCCTCGGTCTTCCATTTGGGCTCCTGAAATGAAAAAGCCCGCTCAAAGGCGGGCTGTGGTGGCTCTGAAACGGTCAGTGCCTGTTGCCGTCCGTGGTCACCACGGAGAAATCTGTGTCCTCGATGAGGTGGACACCCACATCACCGAACTTGATCAACTCTTGCGGAGGCTTAGGGCCTCGTATCTGACACACGATGGTGTGTCGGTGGATCTCTTCGGCCTTGGCGATCAGCGCCGGCCAAGGATCTCCATCACTTTCTCTTTGGCTTGCTCTGATTTCGTCGGGCGGGCTCGGATCAGCTTGCCGGTCTGGATCGCCGTGTCCAGATACCTCTGAAATCGCTTCGACGCTTCGAGCAGGCACCGCAGATTTCGGTGGGCGTCCGCGTCGCTTAGGCTGCTGTTCTTCCATGCTTCTGTGATCTCCTGCTCCCAGTGGCTCAGGGCCTCTCTGATGAGCGGGTCATTGAGGATCGATTCAGCGCGATCCGCGCGCTTGATCTGGTTCAGGTCGCTCATTCGCCCACCGCGTTGTCTGAGGCCGACTCTTGCTGAGCGCTCAAGGTGGTTTGCGCCGTCAACTGCGCCGCATCGAGCTTGCTTTCCGCGTTGATGCGGGCAATCTCAAGCTGGATCTGCGCTTGAACCTGGGCTTTCTCGCGCTCAAGCTGCATTTGCATCGCGGCTTTCTCACGCTCCAGTTCCATTTGCATCGCGAGCTTGGCCTGTTGCTGCTGCGTCTCGGCCTGCTGGCGGTTCTGATCGACCTGGGCCTGCATCTGCATGCGCTCCCGCTCGATCATCACTTGCGCCTGAGCCTTCATCTGGGCTTCCTGAACCTTGGGATCAGGGCCTGGAGGCTGAGGTGGCGGCGCGTCGGGGAAGTAAACCTCTGGGTCTTCCAAACCGGCAGCCCCGGCGATCTTTCGAGCCAGGAGGATGGCCGCTTGGGGAGGCACCAGACCCGCCCCGAACATCTGGGCCTGCATGGCGTTAACCAGTTGCAGGCTTTGCACCTGGCGGTCGCGGTTGGCCGACCCCAAACCGACGTCAACGGTGATGTCGAATTGGTTATCCCAGCCGCGAGGATCGACGTCGACCCATTGACCGGCGATGCGAAGCTGTTCAGGCGCGTCCTGGTACTGAGACAGGCACTTCAGCAGCTTCAGAAGGAGGTCACGAACCGCATTCGCCAGGTGGCGGGCGATCATCTCCACGCGCATGTCCGCGCGCTCGGTGATCTCGATAACCCCTGTGGCGGTGTCGTTCAGGGCTTCCGAGGACAGGCCCTTGGACATGCGGGAGAAACCAGTGCGTTTCTCCACCCACTGCTCGCCCCACTCGACGGCCTGCCAGGCGTCTGGGCCAATCCCGCCCACGTCCATCGGTACGAGCTGGTTCTCCCGGTCCAAGCGGACGATGCCACCCGGCCGGTTGTTCAGCAGGTCGTCAATCGTGTCCTGACTCGCGCCAACGATGCCAACGCGGCGGTTGATGGTCAGGTAGACGTTATCTTCCACAGCCCGCATCAGGCGGGTGCGGAACTTCTGCGGCTGAATCGCGAAGTCAGCGGGGCAGTTCCCGAAAAACGCATGCGGCATCGGCGCCGGGCAGAAGTACACGAACGGATGACCGTCCACCACTTCTGTCTCCTGCACCTTGTCACCAGTCTGGAAGATGCGCACCCACTCGGGCGTGCCGTCTTCGTCCTGGTCCAGCTTGAGGTAAGCCTCGACGCAGCGAACCAGTTCGGTTTCCTCGGCTGTGTCGTCGTCAGAGAACCGGCTGTAGGTGTCTCGGCGGGTCAGGGCTTCTTGAGAATCGTCCTCGTCGCTCACGAGGTCCGACACGTCATAGCCCATCGCTTCCAAGTCGCCCTTGGAAAGCTGGTATTCCCGAGCGATCCCAGGAACCTCGCCACCGTAGACCGCCCGATTTGACAGGCGCATCTCTTCCGGGGGGATGTTCTTGACGACGTGGCGGCCCTTCTCCTTGTTGGTCTTGACGGTGATCGTGTAGACCGCCATCGGACCTTCAGGCCCCATGACCTGGCTCGCCTCTTGAGCCACTGGCTCGACGTCATCGTCCTGGAGCAGTTGAGCTACCTGGGCTTCGGTCAGGCCGCGATAGGTCTCTTCCTTCTGCTCGCGAACCTTCTCCCAACCAACCTGAACAAACCCCACCTTTTGGGTCAGACCGTCCTTCGCCAGGCCATACAGCACGTTCAGGCCGTCGCAGCGGTCCCAGAGGTAGTAGCGAAGAACGTCGGAGACAAACGCCTCCATCTGTTCACCACCGGGCTTCTTGGCCTTGGCCTGGATCGCCTCGCGGGTGGAGACGAACGGCCGAAGGAGACCCGGGAGCATCCACTCCACCGTGTCAGCCACATCGGTGCTAACGATGTCGGAACGGTCCTCGATCTCAGGCGGCGCAAGCTCGCCAATGGGCTCAGCGAGGTAATACTCCAGGTTCCTCTGCCGCTGCTTGGCGACCTCGGTGTCAGGGGCACCGACAGCATTGCGGAGAAAGCGCTCCACAATGCCTTTCAGTTCGTCGTCGGTGTATTTCATCGTTTCCTGATCCCGAGACTCGGGTACTTGATTTGGCTGGTCGAGCCAGCCCGGCGCAGGCCCTCCAGGGCGTAGCGCAATGCATCAATGACGTGGTTGTCCTTGTCGTCAAGGACCGGGAGAACGTGGCCCGTATCGGGGTCCACCTTGTAGGAATACAGGCTCAGTTCATCGATCAAGTGCTTGCACCGCGGGTGAACCACGATGTCGAAGCTCTTGAGGAACTCGACGCCCTCTTCCAGGCTCTTGGCGCCCTTGATCGCGGGGCCAATCCTTGGGAAGCCATGCCGCTGCATGTAGTTGATCGTCTCGGGCCGGGCTGAATCAGCGGTGATGAACCACTTCTCAGCCTCAGGGACTTGCCGGAACAGATCAGGCAGCCGGTCGATCTCGCAGCCCACCATGTAGGCTTCGTAATCGACATAGAGCATCCGGCCTTCGAGGTAGCACCGGACCAGAACGCTCGGGTCGACCGAGAACCCCCAGTCAGCACCGAGGCGGAAGGTCGCGCCCTTGGGCGTCTCGAACTCTTCGATCTTCCAGTTCTTGAACACCCGCGCTTCGCTGTTGCGCTGGTATTCACCTAACCAGACGTGCGCGTACTTCTCCGGGTCTCTGGCCCGGTCGTACTCCATCTCATCTTTCAGCACGCTCGGGAACCACGGGTTGTCCGTGTAGTTCGCCTGTATGACGATGCTGTTCGGTGGCGGTTTCTCGCTCCTGAGCAAGGCATCCACCGGGTCTGTCTCGTGCCTCGGGTTCCAGGAGAACCAGAGTTCAGACCCCTCCTTGCGGATCGTGGGTCTTAGAAGGTCCAGGCTGAGCTGACTCAGGCTCTGGGCTTCCTCAACCCACGCGATGTCATAGCCTTCCAGCGACTTGATGGAGTCCGCTGTGTGGTTCTGCATCCCTTGAAAGATGATGCGACCACCACGCTTGCTGAAGATCCGCTGGTCCTGAACCTCGAAGTACGCCCCAGCGTTCAGGGACTCGATCTTTCCCTCAAGCAGCTTCTTGACGGACTGATCCAGCGACTTCTGTACTTCCCGGACGCACACCGCGTCCACCTTCTCCATGATGCTGCGCTCAATCAGCATCTCGCCGAAGAAATGGGACTTACCCGACCCTCGGCCGCCGTGTACGCCCTTGTAGCGGGCGGGCTCCAGAAGCGGAACGAAGACCCGAGGGGTTTCGATTACCAGTTCGCTCACGCCTTCGGATCCACAACTCGGCGTGTGATGCTTTCAACCACCATGGCGCCGCCGTCCTTGCCGGTCAGCTCGGTCTTTGTGCTTTCCCGCCACTCTTCCGGGAAGCGGGCAGCCATAGAGCGCGACCACACAGAGCCGTTGAAGCCAGGCATGAACATGGCAGCCTGCCCCGTGTCTTCCCACCAAGCCTGAGCGAGCGTCTTTGCGCGCGTTAAGGCGTCGGAAAACTCAGGGTGAACCCTCGCCCACTCGTAGATCGTGTCTCGGCAAACATTCAGCTCTGCCGCCATCACGGTGATGCTCTTGCCCTTACGGCCGAGTTCAAGCACCCGCTCGCAAAACGAGGGGTCGTAGTCTGTGGGTCTTGCCATGGGGTGCGAATCCCTTTCGGGTCGTTCGCTGTTGAAGGAGTGCCACAGCCTTTCGGCTACCGGGGCAACCGGCTGATCGCGCGTGGCTCCGCATTGGAGGGTGCCCGGGCCAAGAACAGTCCCATTGATCAAGGGAGCTTGGCAACTGCAAGGGCTGTAGGCCCGGGCGAACTGGTTTGCGGTGGCCGGCGCTGATCTCCGGCTTGCTGGATGTTGTTCAGCCCAGCGGCGGGCGCTTCTCGAACGCAGCCCTTCCGTCCCAGACCTTGCGCATCAGCCTGCGCATTCACCGCAAAAGAGAAAAGCCCCTACGTCCGTGAGAACGAGGGGCTGTGTAGCTGCCGGTCTTTCCCGGCTGTCAGCGCCGTGGCCTTTGGCGCCAGAACCACCGCCATCCCGAACAATCTACGGGACTCGCTACTAGCGATGGTTGAACCTTGTAGGGGCTGAAGCCTCCCAAGCAGACGTAGGGGCGCCTGTTGTCCCGGGCGACGGTGGCTTCAGCGGGGCTGTCTTTCCAGGCTGTCAGGCTAGGTTAGGCCGGATTCCACTATCGAAACAACCAACCGCCTCACCCAAGCCAACGCCTGCCACAGGGCAAGCGTCAGGCCGGACTCCGCGTCTGGTTGCGCGGATTCTGCCACAGCCGTCAAGACTTGACAAGCGCTTTCTCTCGGACCTCTATGAGTTCCCGGTGAATCTGTTGGCGCAGACGTGCTCGCAGCGTTGGTCGGTCGGGTTCGGCGCGCCACTCTTCAGCCGCGGCCATGATCCTGTCGTTCGCGGCTTGCAGGTCGTCGGCGGGCTCCACACGTGGAACGTCCACCCACTCACCCCACTCCGGATTGTTCTTGGGGCTGCTGCCTATTGGCTCCCGGTACTGGAGCGTCAAGCCCACCCATCTGAGTTGCATCATCGACCGCTCCTTAGCCAGCGCCGGAACAGATCGGGCAAAGGCTGCAAAGCAAGGCCGCGCAGGAAGCCCCGCCAGAAACTAGGCCAGTGCAGCATTCTTCCTCCGCTTCTTCTCGTCCTTCATCCACTGGATGCATTTGCGCAGCCCGTCGTGCCCGGCCACGGCGATCACGGCCGACTCCCACATCCCATGACGCTCCCGCCTATCGGCTTCGGCGCGGTAGTGGGCCAGCGACGGCTTCAGACGCCGGACCAGGCTCTGAATATGAATGACGTGAGTGCGCAGCTCACGCGTCGCCAGCTTCTCTTTTCTGGGGAGGTTGGCGATCTGCTGTTCTAGCTCTGCGATCCGCAGCTTCCAGCCGGCCATTTGCGATTCAGCGGCCAACAGAGCTTCCTCGATGGGGAGCGACTGCAGGTAATGGAAGAAATCGTCGTCCGATTCCATCATTCCTCCTCGATGTACCAGTCGGTTGCCTCGCGCCAGTCATCCTCAGGGATGCAGTCCACCCGGCTCCAGGCGCCGCGGAACACCGAAACCGGCTTGTCATCTCCCGACCACGCGGCCACGAGAGTGACCGGCTCGACGCCCCGCTCCACAATGGGAATCTCACCCTGGTACTCGACAACCTCGCCTTCTCGGAAGGCGCGCCACGCCACACGGCGCACTGCATAGCCAACCCGCATTGCTGCCACCGCCTCTTGCCAGTCCATCACCGACTCCTGTTCTTCAGCATCCTCCGCCCGTCAGTCATCGTGAAAGGTGTTCCACTGACCGGCTTGCCACTCCTCGGACTCCAGTTCGCCGACTGCGGCGATCCCCATCAACAGCCCAGCCATGAAGCCGCGCAGATATCGAATCTCGCGCTTCAGTCGCAGGATTTCCTCTTCCAGCCGGCTCTTTAGTGCGGTGTCGTCCTCGCTGCTTACCTTTCTCTCCCAGAGTTTCCGCTCCTGCCTGAGCAGGTAGCCCAGGCGCTTATCCGTCTCATCAATCTTCTTCGACAGCATCCGCGTCTTCATTGCTTACTCCGGTTCTTCAGCATCGTCCGCCCCTCGTGGATCAGCTCGATCAGCCGCTCACTGGTCACGCCCAGTTCACCGCGAATCCGCTTCACCGGCTTCCACCAGTCCAAATAGGCCCACTTGATGGCCTTGCGCACCTTCTCAGGTAGGTGGCGCATGTCCTTCTCCAAGTCTTGCCCGTCTAATGGGTCCATCTCTTTGGGGGATGACTGCTCGTAGCCGTTGCGGTGGTCCTTGAACATCGGCAGGACGCGACCACGACCCCAGCCGCGCCCCGGATCAACCCAGCGCGCCCAGTTCAATAGCCTGTCGTGGATGGCGTAGTGCTCTGGGCGGACGGTGTGGAAGTCGGGGAGGTCTCGCG